AAGGTTGGTTTTAGCATTGATTCACGCAATCGTAGTGGGGGACGACCCGGACCGCCCGACATAGTCTGTTGTGCGCCACCCGGCAGGGCCTGTTGCGGTTCACCACCTAATCTTGCGTCTGCATCCGGATAAGCATAGATGTATTGTCCCATTGGATCTCTTACAAGTTGGAATCGTACACCGTTTGCTTTATATTCCTTGACATCTGGTTTATAGCCGGGAATTGCCATTCCATGGCTAACATTTACTTCACCAAGGTCTTCTGCATTGTCTCTCAACCATCCAGCTACAGCACGCATTTCTGCATCTGTATTTGGACCCTGACCGTTTACATTAGCAAGTGTCTGGATATTTTCTAGTGGTGTTGATGTAAACATGCTAAACATCTGGCGACCCATCCCGCGTGTATTGCGTTGCGAATATCCTGGTAAATTATTAACCGTATGCCATTCTGGTGTTTGCATTCCAGATGCTTGCATTGCGTTGCTAATAACTGCCGGTACATCTGCTGCTGTTCGTAGTGCTACTGCATTCTGTTGAGTATCAGGAAGAACATCTGCCTCGCCTGCCCCCGCGTCTGGATTGATTCGATTCATTAAATCGCGCATTGTATCTGTAGGAGTAATAGCACCTACTCTACGTTGAGTATCTGCACGTGATGCTGTTGGAAGATGCATCGGCTGTTCATCCCCGACTACCTCGCCGTCATCTGTGTCAATTGTTGCCGGAAGATCAGCATGACGTGGATTTAGAATATCGTCGATATCATCGAGATGATGCTTTTGCTTTGTCATAGTCGGCTTTGCTTCGGTGACATCACCCATAACTCTATCATAGCAAGCCTTTAATTCTTCTGGTGTATATGATCTTAATGTCATTTCATCATAATGGCGATTATCTTTACTAAATCCCATATTTTGAATATTAGTAATCTTAGAAATCATACTTTCTTTTTCTTCATCTTCCTGATGATCACCATAACCTACATCGCTGCTGTTATAATCTGCCATATCTCGTTGAGTTGGTTCGTATTTTCCGAGGTCACTAAAATCATCTTGATCTGGATCATACCAATTACCTTCGTCAACTTCGAGAGTATCACCAAAGGAATGCTTATCAATATATCGACCAGCTTTACCGTAATCTGCTGGATTAGCACCATCTGGTAATTCTTCGTCTAAGTTGTCGTCGCCATAGGTCATTGGGGAATTCTGTCCACCTGTCTTCCTAAATTCTGTCTTGTGAACGATGTCGCCGAGCTTGACTCCTTTGCCAGACTTTGGTTTTTCTAGGAAATCATTATCTTCCTCATCGACCTTACTTCCTAATTCGGGCCCACTGCAGGCTGCGCAACCTTTACCGTCACATTTTGGACATCCAACGTGATCATACTCGTGATTGTGTGCGGCAGCAATTGGATCCATTTCGGGGAAACATACTGGGCAATCCCATTCATTACAATCACAATTATTAGTTGCTGGCAACGATTCTGCAAGTTCTGGCCTACCTTCACTTGTTAAGGCTTCTTCGACAGCTGACATCCATTTTGAAAATTCATCTCTTTGATCCATTTCCGGTTCCTCTATTTTTACATTCTTTGATCCCAGTGACATTGGTGACAAATTACCATCATTGTCCATCTCTCCGAAATTATCTTTTGCGTTCTGTTCTAGAACTGAACCAACATTTGCTGTCGGAACTACAATTTCCTTATCATCAAAACTAATAATACATTCCTTACCACTTGTGCTATAAGCAACGAAAATGCCGATTCCTGGACCGATGACAGAACCATAGACATCTGCAATCTTAACGATATTGCCGGCACGAAATTCTGGCTTGTCGTTCATTGTTCCCGGTGTATCGGGATTGACACTCATATGAAACCAGTCATTACCTTTTTGATACCCATCTTCGTAATCACGCTCTGGGAGACTAAATTCGTCTTGGCTTAATTCTTTAGCAATCCCCTTGATATCAACCATAGCACCGTTTGGTGTGCTACTCATGTATCTTGCAGTACCACCGCCAACACTCGGATTCACCATTACAGTAGCATCTTGCTTAATAAGTGCATGTTTTGCATCCTGGTTTGGGAAAATTGCTGGAATACTTTCCATAATCTTTAACCATTTTCTAATTTCTGACATCGGAAGTCCCTTGTTATTCAATATTGTATTTATCAAGGTTTGCGGAGTTTCCGGCCATTGAAAAGGGCGCCCGTAGGCGCCCCTGACTTGCTTGGTTCTTATTTTAGGCCGTTTTGTACCAGCAATTGATGGCGCCAATGTATGTCATCAGTTTGCACATGACCTTTTCGAACATATTTTGCAACACTAGTTCCGAAATTGTCATAGTGAAAGCTGTCTGCAAGGCGAACAACAAATCCTTCATCCTTTTCCGAATTAAGTGTCTTGTGTAATTTCATGCAATTATCTTGATTCCACACATCGTCGTAAATTACAGGAACAGGTTCAATGCCAAGCAAAACACAATATTGAACTGTGTCATCCCAACTTAAACAAATATTAGATTCATCCCAAATAGAGAATGCCATGAAGTAAGAAGGCAGTTCATCATATGCTATAGAGTGGCGAGCCCACAGATTCTCTCCGCAGATTCGCCAATTTTCGGGGATATTGTGAGCCATACCTGCCCACATTGTCTTGACCCAGTCCCTATCAATACCGCCTCTGCTGTCAATACTACGGGCGTGGATATGGTTTGAATACATGCTTGTATTCTCTCCATCCATTTTCTTAGTAATAACAACACGCTTACCTTCAAAGTGCGAAAGGTCGTGCAGAACCTTGTCGTCATCGGTGGTGCCGGGACTCCAGGGTAGGTGCGGTGTGCGTGGGTATTTCGTAAACATGATAAGCTCCTTGGTAGCCCAAGGGCTACCATTTAAAATTTTCTTTCTAACGCCATGTTGATAACAACATAGTCCTTAAAATCTTTGGCTGGAATAACATTAAACATTAAACCATACTTGTTGTCAATTGGAATCTTTACTGTTCCCGACATAAAGGGAAGAATTGCCTTTCCTGCATGATCTTTATATCCGGTTGCAATACCAACAAAGCAACCAAGATATCTATTAAACATAAATTCCTTACCCGCATAGGTAGATGTGTCAGAAAAAGAATTCTTGTATACACCGATTGTATAACCATCATCGGTTTTATATCCAATTCCGTAGTTATTATTATTGAGTGCGTAATGTGTTTTGGTATGGGAAGTGTTGTCTTTATCGACCCATGTTTCAGTCACATCATGATTGCCATCTTTATGATGGGATTGTAAATGAAATACAAGCCCGTCGCAGAATGCCGGTGTTGAAACTGTAAATGCCGCAACAAACAAGAAATGCCTGATCATTTAATCTCCTTTGAGGAATTAGCAACTGACTTATCCGACCTACGCTCCGCAAATCGCGGAAGAAACAAACTATCCACATCTCGTTGTTGACTGGTGATTCTTTCGTTGTAAAGAACCGTGACAATGCTACCAATCCAATCACCAATGTCCTTAGTGATTTCTAAACGAAGTGCATCAGAGAAGCCACTAATCGAGACCTCTACCTTACGATCACTAGACGCACAAATCAAACTACCAATTTGACCTACGAATTTTCCTTCACCGGGGTTGTATCCAATAACTTCCAGATCTGCATCTTTTTCGGCCTTGAATTTAACCAGGTGTTTGCTGCGAGTATCTTCCCAGAGGCCGCAATAGTTCTTCAGGATGGTGCCTTCCTCGCCAGAAGCCAGTAATTCTTCAAAATGAGCAACAGCCTCCGGCAAACTATTAACTACCTTAGACGGAATCATCCAGAATTTTAATTGTGAATTAATTGCCAATTTATTTACACTTCGATTGTGATTTTCAGATACCGTCTTTACAGCAGATGAAAGGGAACGAAATCGTGCTTCATAGGACCAATTGGATATGCCTTTCTTAAATTCCATAATAGGGATAATATCCCATATTTGGGCGCGAACCATCTTGGCTTCTTCGGGAGTAATTGTACCTTTAATTGCCTTGTTGATAATGCCGTTGCCAATTTTACGCGAGAGGAGCTTTCCATTTTCATCTACCACGACCAACTCTCCGTCGATGACAACGGGTGTTAAGAAATATTGTGCCCCGAGTTCAATTAAATCACTATCCATGTATCCGAGCAAGTCAATGTTACGACCGCTGCGGCCACAAATACTAATTTTTTCACCCATGATATGGAAGTTTACCCTTAATCCATCAGCCTTCAATTGACTAATAGCAGGATAGGTAATGTTCTTAATATTCTTGTCGTCATAGGGACGAGCAAGCAGACAAGGATACGTAGGAATGAAGTTGCTAATTACTCGATTTACCGTACCATCACCAGCACCACAACGAAGATCTTTACCAATAATACGCTCAATAACAATGGCATCATTGCGATCAAGAGCAGAAAGAATACTGCGAAGATGCTCAATGCCCGCATGACCGGTGAGTTGTCTAGACGACAACTTCTCAAGTTCAACCAACGCCCAGTCTAAGGACTGATATGTTTCTCCGGGTGCGGCTGTGAGGAATTTGAATGTATAATCAGGGATTTTCCTGATATAAAAATTGATATAGGGATCAAGTGCCAATGTAAGAACCCGAAGGAAAAGTTGATTTTCCTTGTATTTCTTAATGACTGACTCTTTGTGTGTTCGCTTCGAATCCGATTCAATCTCTTCGAGAATTTGCAGAATCATAATTTCCCCTGTATGCCACTATTGTAATGGCCCACGGGTACAATGTCAACTGGTGTTTTACGATGTAGAATTAAGCTCTTGCTCAATTATATAAGTTGCCATCTCTGGAAATAATGTTAGATACACTCTTTCGTAATGTGTTTCACAATAGGATTTACCAAAAATAGTTGGATGATGGCATTTTTCACCATCTCCAATCCATGTACAAATGGTTGGCTTATCTTCAGCGAGCTTTTTCATAATATGTCGTCATGCCAAACGGAGATTTGATACGATGCTCCGGGTCGCTGTGAATGACATACACAGTATCGCAATACACGGGGTCGCCGAAGCCAAGTCCGCAATCATACCCGTCGGTGAAGTGAATGAACTTCTCAGGCATGATGTCGTTCTCCTTCATGTATTTCCAGTTGCAGTTGAAATCATTACCACCACTACCTATTACCTTGTAGTCGTCGATTTCATCCAGGTTGTCCGGTGTGTACGTCTGCGGATTGTAAACTTCCGTATCCGAGCACCACAGTAGCAACTTGAAATCTGCAAACCGTGTCATGATGCCTTTAACTTCGCCAAGGAAGTCACGAATCATTTCGTCGGAGATAGAACCCGAACTGTCCATACCCACAGCAACGTCAATCTTGAAATCTTTCTTTGTGCCGGGAATGTAGATTCCCATGGCTTGTGTCTTTCTTGAGCAACGGCTCCAGTCGTAATCATTGCGCATGATTGACTGGATAGTCATATTCAAGATTTCGCGCCAATCCATCTGCGGTTCCGTCATGTCTTTCAACATGCGCTTCACTCCAAGCGGAGTGTTACCAACGTCGACTTTGGCGGCTTGCATCACAGCAGCAGCAATCTCATTGGAAAGATTGCGACGCTCTTCCTCCGTCATTGGTTCACCCTTGCCGTCACCCGGCTCAAGGTGGATGTCAAATTCGGGAAAGTTTGCGTTGGGATCTTTCAGAAGGAGCTCATAGACTTCTTCGGTGAACATTCCCTTATACTTGGGATCGTAACAACCCTCCACACCAGTGCGGACCTTATCCGGGAATGTGCCGACTCCGTGATCACGCAACTCGCCGTTGATAACAAAGTCAGCTGCGGCATTCCATAACTTGGCCTTTCGGCTTCCGCGGCGGCTCATGTGGTCATACACACAATGCTCAACTTCGTGTGCGATCAGGAAGATTGTTTCCTGTTTGTTCAACTTCTCAATGAAGTTACGGTTGTAGTAGAAATACCTACCATCCGTTGCAGCGGTAGTACACCAATCGGAATCAGTCTCATCCCTCAAAAGCAGCCGTGTGGCAAGTGTGCCCCAGAACGGCTGTGTCAGGAGCAACGACACGCGCGCCCTGATAATTTGTTCGACGATTTCTTCCGGTTTCTTGGCCATATTTTCCTCGCTATGTGTCATTATAGCAAGGCCTGCAAAGATCCGCAACTGATAGTGGTGCCCCATGGTGGAACACTTCAAACCACCGTCCTAACAGTTAAGTGCTGTCTGCTCTCTATAGTGTAACTAGGACAACATTGAGCCGGCGGCGCCGCCTTATGTCTAGAGGCCGTTCATTTTTCTGAGCTAATAGGGCAATGCAATTGTAACAGATTTATTCTAATTCTTCAAGGTGTTCGAGGATGATTTTATTATATCCGTTTTGGATGGCAAACTCAATAATCTCTGATAGAATAATTTCTTCTTTGGTAGTAGCATACCATAGTACCTTATACTGTTCTACCTTATCACAACCAGAAAGTACGGCAATTGAGTTTTCTAGGTAAGAAGAGATTGATCCAGAGTCTTCTATAAATTTACCTAGTGCTGCTTCCAATATTTCTGTATGAGGAATAACTTGGATAGTTTTAATCACCTTACCGGTTTGGTCAGTAATGGTGTAGTCTGAACCTAATGATTCTACATTTGTAATTTTGAACATGTTATTCTCCCAATCGTTTGTTTACGATATTCCAGTTTATAATTTGCCAAACATTCTTAAGATATTTTTCTTTATCTGCCTTATAATCTTCAAGATAGGCATGCTCCCACATATCTATCAATAGAACTATATTACCGACATCCTTATGATTTGCTATTGTCTTAATATTTCCTTTTGTATCAAGATATGCCCAACCGCTTCCGTGTATACCCATGGCTGCTTCTATAAAAGCATCTTTGAATGCTTTATAGCTATCAAATTTATTATCTATAAGTTTTTTTGCAGCATCAGTTGGATTATTTACTATAGTCGCTTCCTGAAATTGCTCAAAAAACAACGTATGGAGTTTTGCTCCAGCTATTTGAAATTCGCCATCGCCTGCAAGGGCGTTCTTTACGTAATTCCCATATAATGTGCCATAATGTAGATCCATTGCCTCTTTAGAAAAGACACCAGTAAGTTGGTTTACCGGAACCGGTAACTTTATTTTGTATACTTCATTCTCTGCTGATACTTTTTCAATCAGTGTCCGAAAGGAGGTAGGATCATTCATATTGTATTTATGGAAAATGGAGAAACTTAGATTTGTTATTATAAAATCTCTCTACACCAACTGTTCTATCAAGTGTAGCTCTTTCAATTATATCACTAAGATATTTCTTAATCTCGATATCGGCTTGACCGTCTGGAATTTCTTCTAATGTCATACTTGACACCGATATTATTGAAGAGTTCGATGGTTGTTGTTCTAAAATGACAGGGAAGAAAGTTATATTTGCTTTACCATACAATATATCTCGATAATCTACATTTATGGAATATATTTCACTTGTCGGGTGTACAAATAAAATAGAATGAAATTTCTTTCCATCGGAATTTATAATACCCAAAAATTCCGACTTAGATTGATGGTGAGCATGTATTTTATTTTCATCAATGACATTTGATGAACCTTTGCCAAATAATATATGAACATAGGATGCGTTATCCTGTGCAATTATGTTTCTATAAAAATACGATAATGCAGATATATGATTCTGATAAAATGTTCTAAGATTAAGGCTTGATGAAGGTTGTAATATATAATTTGTCACGACATTAAGAGCACTATAACTTTCAATTTCCTCTACAATCTCAACTTCAATGCCGGTATCTATCTCAACTACCACAACCGAATTATAAAAGGTTTCATAGTCTGCTTTATATTTTAGATATATGGGTTCATCTACTCCGCCAACAACCCGAAACATAGTATGATTCTGACATATAAGATATGCTACCGTAGAAAATATATCGGGGTTATATAAACTTCGAGGATTACTATTTTGATCCTTATTTTCTAGAGAATTAGTTATTATAATATTTGGATGATCATAAAGTTCCTGGCTAACCTGTACTTCATTCCCGGAAATGATGGCAATCAATCCCCGTAAACTTGCATCCACAATCATCTGTGCCTTATTGCCCTGAATAAAGAATCTTTGTTCGAAAAATGTATCTAGCCCTGTATTCTTATATTTCTCCTGTATAGCTGAATAATTCAGCTCTGGATAATATTTTCCTAAAAAGGCTCTAATGTGTATAAGATTATCTGACATCTATTTCCTGTATCTCTTACAGGATTATTTATGGTTATAATTCTTCAAAGGTAGCAATAAGAGGAAACCCGTTCGCTCTAGCGAGAGAGATAGTCTCTGCTGTCTTTTCTTCGGCGATCTCTCTTGTATATGGTGCGCCGGCGACGCCGTATTGAACATTGTGAATAGCTTGTGTGATTTCGGCAGCATCTTCAACCGTCCGATGGAAGATCTGTACAAGTACAAGCACCACGAAATCAAATGTTGTGGTATTATCGTTGTGAAGCAAGACCTTGTACATCTTTGGAATTTTCACCTTGATGGTTTCGTCTATCTTTTCAATGACTTCGATTTCAGTTTCAGTTGTCATGTTCTAACTCCCCAGGAGGTAATTTGTTTATTTTACACTCCTAGGGCCCTGTTGTCAAGAAATATTACCCGATGGCGATACAAATGATAGACAGATGAATATGAATCAATAGCATTGCCATTGACACTTCTTACTTGTTTTTATTAGAGAGGTGTGAATCTAAAATTCTTTACCCACATATAACGGGTAACATCGGGTGTCGCTAAACCACCCCAATTTACATTATTCGTACCCCAATGATTAAACATGAATGGTGCTGGTTCTGTTGGTACGACCTTTGTATGTGTACCAATCAGTACATTGTTTCTATAGAATTGAATTTTTCCCGGTGTCCAGACAAATTTATAATCGAAAAAGGCCTCGTGTGGTAGGGCGCCTGTTGGCGAAACATCTGTGTGTTCGTTTGGCTTGGCTTCATTAATCCAGGTTGTAAGTTGAGTAGTACGATTTCGTTCATTGCCCTCAACTTCAATATCAATTTCGGTAGCTGATGCAGTAAGATAATTGAAACAACCAGTAATGGATCCACTTACAGGAGTTCCTATAGCATCTGATGTTGCGGCTGTTGAACTTGCCCTTACAGAGTATTCATATGTACCATATCCAAATTTTTCAATGGTAGCAATCTCACCACCCTTCGATGATATACCATACGACATGGTCGACTGTGTAAGCGTTAGGCACAATACACCGTTGACAATTGTAGTGTTTTTGGCTAAAAATGTACCCTTGTGTACTGCGTTAGTGCCAGGTGCTTCCCAGGTAGAGATGACCCATTTTGCCAAATCAACCTTACCAGAATCAAATCCATCTGTGAAGGTTGGTGCAGGTGCAGGTGCAGGTGCAGGTGCAGGTGCTGGTGCTGGTGCAGGTGCTGGTGCTGGAGCAGGTGCTGGAGCAGGTGCTGGTGCTGGTGCCTTTCTAAAAATTCTTCTATTCACCCAATCAATAATTTTCCTCATAATACTCTCCCTAAGTAGAGTATTTATTAGATAATCACCTTATTTGCATAAATTAAGACGACCACTCACAAGCATTTCGCCCAACTGAGTTGCATTACATAATCCACTTACGCTAATACGCCGAATTTCTAAAGGTGTCATTCCCGCCGAGTTATCAGTGGTCTGATTCACAAGGACAGTGCTTGTAAATCCTAAACGGCTTGCAGATTCAATCGAACCAGGTCGAGTGTAACCAAATGGCCACGAAAAACTCTTAACAGGTTTCTTTATGGTGTTTTCAAGAATGGATTTGGACATTGATAACTCATTGTCCATAATTTTCGTATCCATTTTGCTAAGATCGGAAGCCCATGACATAAAATGCGTATGTGAATGTGCGCCAATTTCAAAGTTTTTATTTTTAGAAAGGTAAATAACGTCATTCTCCGAAAGATATTGCGGATCAAAGAATGCTCCACTCAGAATATAGAATGTTGCATTAAGATTCAGTTCTTCGAGAATTTTTGCTGCGGTAAGATTTGATCTCCATCCATCATCGAGTGTAATTGCTACACTCTTTACAGGAAGTTCAAGATTTCCATTCATAAAATTGACAAGTTTGGATACGGTAATCGTCGTATATCCGTTGTCCTTTAAAAATTGCATATGCTCGCGAAATCTTGCTTCGCGAACAACTTCGTTACCGGGCGCCTTAGTTTCATGTACCTCATGGTACATCAAAACGGGTACCGTTTGTTTCGTTTGTGCATGTGCTGCAACCGAAGACAGTGATAACAAAAGCGAAATTATGATTTTCATTTGATTATAACTTTCGATGAATGACAACATTCTACTAACTTCTTATATGTCGCCGAATCAACATTTATACAACCATTAGTTACATCCACCCGTTGGCGGAGATCACCACTCTTCAGTCGTTGACTACGGTATTGACCTGGAACCTCGATAACACGATGTATAAGAAAAACATCGGAATCGGTTTCTTTGAAAAGAAGAACATCTCCACCATAGCCCGGTGTAGAATCTCTATATAGTCGGAGTTGATACTCCCCTCTAGGAGTATCAACGCCAACTAACGCCGGATAACACGTTGATGCGAAGCAGATAATAGCCAAGGCCATATCCACTAAGACATCAGCGGACATTATCCCCGCCTCTTCTTCTTCGGAGGGAGAACCGGTGCTGTTGCGACAGGAGGTTCTGAAGCAGGGACTGCAACAGGAACTGCCTTCTCAACCAGAACCGGAGGAGGCAACGGAGCCTCAACCTTCTGTACCACTACTACGGGTGGTGTCGGCTCCTCTTTAGGGAGATTTACAACGGTTGCGATACCAACTACTGCTGCGACCGGGATGAGTACCGGAAAACGCATCAGAAAGTTAGCAACAACCGCATTACCTGCGACTGGCATTGTCATATTATTTCCTTATTTCAGATTCCAACCGGTCCAGTAGCTGATATAGACTTGAACGCCATTACCAGACTTAGGACCAGTATCGACGCCGCGGAAATGAGTCTCATGGACCAGGCGAACGCCCATATCCATGACACCACCGGGGATGTCGCGTTGCAGCTTGACACCGACCATCGGCACCAGCTTGTTGTTGTACGAAAGCCCGTTGCGGTCGACGCTGTAATTCATGCCAACAAAGGTGTTGACATTGAAACCACCGACTTCACCGACAATCATACCTTGCTGAATGTTGCCCTGAAGCAGGACATTGCCACTTTCCGCGGTGCCAGCGATGACACCAGGATTGACAGTCATTTCCGACCAATTTGAGCCGGGGTAAGACGATTGAGCAGACGCAGCAAAAGCCATTGTAAGCATTGCCGCAGCGATAAGAGTTTTCTTCATTTCTGTTTCCTTCTGTTAAGTGTGTTAAGTGTTAATGTGTGAATTGAAATTGTACCTTTTTACCTTATTCCATGCAAGTAGTTCTTTCTTGCATACAATAATCTCTACGAAGGCACGCATGTAAGCGTAGAAGTTTACGTAACTTAACCAATAGTATAACGGCAATTTGTATACCACGTCAAGTCTCTTTGTTCTGAATCCAGAATAACATGCAATTAATGTACAACATCCAACATCAATTAACATAAGCGTAGGCAATACCCATGGCATTGTAGCAGCAAAGATAGCTATCCAAATAATTCTATTAAGAATAAGCGCATCAAATACCACAAGCATCATATAGAAATCAACTGGTTGTTTCTTCGAAATCGCAAATATTCTATGCTTCTTAATTATTTGCCAGAAACCACGATACCATCTCAAGATTTGCTTATGATAATCTTTGAATGTACTCGGATCCTGTGTATTCACAATCGCATCGGGCACATAGCTAATCTTAAATTTAGCACGGTGAACTTGCATGGTAAGATCCATATCCTCAGCAAGCGTCATGTGATCAATAGTAAGCATTGATAATACATCAGTTCTGTACATTGACGCACAACCCGGCGAAACATATATCACATTGAAATTACTTTGGCCTTGTTTTGCTACATCCTGTCCATAGGTATATTCAAATGCACGAGATGCTGAATAAATGTGATTATTCTTAACAGATTTCACCTGACCAACATAGAGACCAACCGTGGAATCATTATAAATAGCATCACTGAAAGCTTTAAGGAAGTTTTCATCAACCTTTGTATCTCCATCCATGAAGATAAGCCAGTCATATCGTTCCAAAAGGAGAAAATATTGGATAGCTTTTCGTTGAGCCTGTGCCTTACCGCCATTCTCGCTAACAGTGTATACATTAACACCGGTCGTTTTAGCAATCTCGGCAGTTCCGTCAGTGGATTTGTCATCAACTACATAAATGTGTGATCTAGAACAACCAGCAGCAATTAAGGAATCAATAGTTCCTTTAATTACAACTTCCTCGTTGTATGCCGGAATCAAAACTCCAATTTTGTAAGGACTGTGTGTGTGCATGTGTCTCTTTGCAATATATAGCAACTATAAAGGAAAAGGCTTGACGAGTCAAGCCTTTTCCAGTCTGAAGCAAGTATATCTTAATACTTCTTATCTTTGTGCCAATGTCCCGACTCAATCATTTCCTCGACAGTTCTTTCCCAACGCTTACGAGCCTGCTTCTTCATACGCTGTCTTGCCACAGCAGGCTTCTCATAAGCCATCCTGTCTTTTACTTCTTTAAGCAATCCAGTGTCTTGGACTTTCTTAGACCATGTGCGTAAGGCGCGACCGAAATCATCACCACGTACTTCTACAGTGATACCTTGGCGGTGACGACCGTCTCTATAGTTATTAGCCATTGTTTGCTCTCTGGGTTGCATCATTAAATCGTTTCCTCTGTGATTCTGTTATCATTCGTTGATCTTCTTTTTCTTTATCTTATATATGTGTTTTGCGATACCATTTGCATCAATATAAATCTTACCTACTCCAGCTTTAGCTAAGGATGGTAACATAAATTGTGTCGATTGTAAATCACGCTCCAAAATTGAACGTAGCCCTCTTGCTCCAACCTTCTGTAATAAGCACTCATTGCAAACATTCTGTAGGTATTTATCATCAAAATCAAGAGCCACACCTTCATATTTAAATAACGCCTTAAACTGACTAATAATACTATTCTTTGGTTCCTTGAGGATTCGTATCAACGTATCTAGTGTTAGATCATCAAATACGACATGAACAGGATGGCGACCAACAAACTCCGGAATCAATCCGTACTTAATGAAGTCATCTGGCCTTGCGGTCTTTGCTATCGTAGAAAATGCCTTCTTTGTATTCAATGTTGCACCAATGCCAATGCTTGTACTTGAACGGTTCTTACGAATAATCTCGTCCAAACCAACAAATGCACCACTACATATAAACAATACATCCTTTGTATCAAAATCAATGGATTCATCGTACTCATCAATCTTAATAATCGTTCCTTCGATTAGCTTTAATAGTGCTTGTTGAACACCTTCGCCGGACACATCTCTATTTACGGTAGAGGATTCATTTTTTCTACCCTTCTTATCAATTTCATCAATAAAGATAATACCGTGCATGGCCTTCTCAACATCGTCATCTGCTGCCTGAAGCAATTTCTTGATTAAATTCTCCGCATCCTCACCGACATATCCGGCCTCAGTTAGTGTTGTTGCGTCTGCGATTACATAAGGTAGATCAAATAATTTTGCAATGGTTTTGACTGTGAGTGTCTTACCGCAACCACTCTCACCAATCATTAGAAGATTAGATTTTTCAATTTCTGTCTTTGATGTGCTATGCAGGCGCTTAAAGTGATTATAGATTGCGACAGAAATAGCAATTTTTGCATCATCCTGACCAATAATATATTCGTCCAAATGAGCCTTAATGTATTCCGGACTTGGTATTTTTTCTTTACGTTTCTTAATTGTCTTATCGGGTTCTTCATTATGAAGAATTTCATATGTTACATCTACGCATTCATTGCAGATGTAAATGTTCTTTCCATTAAGTTCCGGACCTTCGATTATCTGCTCAACCTGATGTCGACCTTTATTACAGAATGAACAATTTATGATTTTTTTAATGCCGGGGTCTGCAATAGTATCGGTCATATTATATCCTCTTAAATTCTGTTAACCAGCTTAGGGCTTTTGGGTACTTATCATAGGTGTGTATGGGAACGTCGCTAACATGGCTTTTCTGAACAGCTGGTGAACTTTCATTCTCACCCTGTCTTCCTTGGTATATCTCTTCAACTGCCGAGGTAGTTGGATTCGATGCGCTCGGTACCTTGGCGGATACCTCCACTGATGTAAGTTTTTCTTCTTCATTTATTTTTTGTGGTATAAAATGAATATTATTTCCAATTATTTCTCTTATTACCTGATTCTGTTGAGTCCATTCTTCTTGGTTCGTATCTTGTATCTTATTAATGGGCAATTCGATTGCTGTAATTTTAGTAACTCTCGTAGGATTTGGCGAACGAATAATAGGAAGAGGATGATAACTTTTGGCAGGTAAAAATTCCATTGAGGGTATATTTTCTTTGTTTATTACTTCAGATATCTCTTCCGTGGATTCATTCTCGGGCGAGGTGTCGGATTCTTGCGTTCGAATCTCACATATGATATCAGTAGGGTTCTCGACCATTTCGTCTGTGCATTCCTGTAATACTTCACTTTCTGAAGTATCTTCGATAATAATGTTTTTCGAAGTCTCACTTATAGTCTCCAAAGATTCCGTAGATATCGGAATATGTATCGTGGCTTCTTCCCGCGATTTGTTAAATATCTCATGTGATTGTTTAGTGACTGGCTCTGCGAAATTTGTACTACTGCTCTGAAGAGACGAAGCGACCGACGTGTCAGAGTGTGCTCTTCCTGCCTCTCCGACGTCCATGTTTTTGTTGGTTTCTTGCTTTTTCTCATCCTGCCGCCTCATTATACTATGATTGGCCGCTACTAATAGTATAATGGCCAATGGGTCAAGAATCGAGACGATGAGAAGGGTGAATATTTTCACCGCGCCTTCAATATTTTTAGTATTGTTATTTTCTGCACCATACATTAATTCTGCAATGTATCTAATTGGTCCTACTTCTAATTCCAATGCTCTAATTTCTGATTGTAATTTGAACTTTTCTTCGTTGAATCCATCAATATGTTTATTTGCCACATCGATTTCATCTTTTAATTCCTTACGTTGTGGTGCCTGGCTTCTTCTAATAGATACAGACTTATCAGTACGGTCTTTTCCGAGATATGAATTGATTGTTGCATCAAGTTGTGCTATAACTTTTTCATTATCGGTTATGATTGCCTTCTCTCTGGCAATTTGCTGTTCAATCCTCTCAACCTTAGGAGCATTGTCAATGGTTTTAGCACCTTGTTCTAAGTGAGATTTAGATAAGAATCCAAATACCCCTATACTTGTTGCAATCATTAGGGCTATAGTGAAACCTATTAACGGTACCTTAAATTTCCAATCAGAAAATGTCCAGTTTCGGTAAAGCCAGCTAGTTGTAACTAACTTACCTAGCTCAAGTATTATGCCCATAATAAGAGCATGATGTGGTGCACCAGCATAAATTGCCATTACGCCAATAATAGAGAACCAACCTGCTACAGCGGCCAGTCCTAATGCTGTTAGGAGGGTTAATAGTGCAAATATCATTAAGTATTTAGCTTCAGATAATGCCTTTGAGTTTTAACATGACAGCATCTAGGCCTGCAATTTCGTAAATATTCACATCACACCCAATGAACATTACATGCCTTCCTTCCGGTAGCATTTTCTTTGCTGCGCCCATTACTCCCTCGAGATAATTTTCACTAAGTTGATTGGTTGCTCGTGGTAATTGGAATACTAAGACACTCTGCGGATCTGAGCATTCAACTTCGTGTAGATATCCAAGTAATCCCTGAACAGGATGCCTTAGTTCAGTCAAACTCACGATCTTCCCTGTGACCAACTCTCATTGCCATATTGGACGGGGTTTCGCGAACTTCTACCTTGCTGCACCAAATACGCTCCGATTCTGCCTTACCGTATTGCGGTAAAAAGATAGTATTTACATACTCATAGAGATAATCTGCAAGCCCCTCACAGCCAGTCTTCTCAACTTCTGTGATCTTAGCCAAACCTAATTCGCCAAGACGCTTAATATCTGCATAATGTGGATCATCTTGTGCTAAAAGCAATGCGTGATCAAAGTGTTCTTCAAGAAATTCCTTAAGTGGTTTTAATCCACCATAATCCATACACCAGTTCCTAACATCAAGTGTATCACATTCAAATTCAAACTTAAAACTCAGAGCATAACCATGGATTAGGTTACAATGTGAATCTGCGCGCCATTGCCTATATGCAAGTGGTGCTAAATGTGAATATTCTTTGGTACTTACATATTTTGTCATTCTTATTCCAATTCAATTTTTGCGTGTGTAAATTTAGCATTAGGAAAAGACTTTAATGCTCTGTCTAATAATTCTTGTGGGAATCGTATTTCCGTATTGTATCTATCTACTATATTTGTAATATATTTCTTCTCTGTAGCAAGATAAAAGTCTTCAACATTCCATCCATTCGACTCAAGTGTCCTTATAACCTCTAAATTATACGATAATTCGGGGAAAAGGTCAGTTCTTTCGTGTACAATGGTTCCGAACATAAACAACGGAGATAACTTCTTTATATTACTAAGTTTCTCGGTCATATCGTCGAGGGTACACCGACGCAATTTATTAAATGTTTGTTTTTCTGACATAAAATTAAATGGTTAAAACTGGTGGTTTATTTTCTTGAGCAGGCGGAACTTGTCTTTGTGAATCAGGAACTGGTTCATCGGAACTATTTGGGCTATCTTCCTTCTGTGGCATTAATTCTTCAAATGGAATATCGGAAATAGAGAGGTCGCTACCTGAATTTTCCTTTCCGTTGCCAGTCATAAATTCGCCTCGTTCCCTAGCACCCTTTTTCTTCTTTGATTTAGCCTTTGAAAGTTCTTGCTCGCGTTCAGGTGTATAGGTAAAGACATATAATCTAGATTTCTTATCTTGAATCACCCAGAGTTCTAGTTTCTTGACACCATCTACAATCTGTACTCTATAATCAAGGAATTCAAATTTACCGACTGGCATAGAATCATAGGCTCTTCCCATAAGTCCCTCACTTTGTACCAACAATATAAATGTCGAGAGAATTATAAGAGGAATTGAAATAAATTTAATCCCATATTTCATGGATACCCTGATTAGAAGTATACAAGATAAGATTGCTAATGTCAAGTCTAAGAAGATCAGGGTATTGAAGAAATGAGAGACTGATGTGAACATGATTATCTCATGGTGTCGTTCTCTACATGAGAACTATGATTCAATATAAAATATTCTTCGGTTTCAATATCAATCTCTGTAACATTATCATCACGAATAATAAAGGAAAATGCAGTCTTTTCTTGCCTTACCATAGTTAAGATAACTTCTTTTCTTGCTAAAATCTTATAAACTGGATTGATTTGTACAAGTTCAATCATAATCGGAACTGGAACACCATCGTATGTTGCCATACCACCATCAAGTCCCTTAGATAGGAAAAAATGGACATTTGCCACATATCTACCTGGTTCTTTTCCACGAAATGTTATTACTTCTCGTCTTGTTGAAATTGTTACCTTCTTTTCATTAATAATCACGAAGTTATTAGATACACCGAGGTCATCCCTATCTAAGAATACATATGAATTTGATTTATGTGTAAATCCTATTGCGCTACCACTAGGTGGTTTAACCCATAAATCGATATCATGTGGATTATTATCTGGCCAAGTCATTATGATGAGCAAGTCTGCCTTTGCCTCAACATCTTTTTCTTTTGATACTGGATTCATCAATAAGATGGCCATAAAGAAAAGTAAAACAAAAACAATAATAATATTGAATAACATATCTATGAAAGATATGTTATTTCCGTGATATGTTCTTTTGTATTTCATTCTTCGGGAACTGACATTGTAGTTTCAATATTAATGAGCTGAAGTTTTAATAACTGACTTGTAACCAACCCAACTAATGTTGTTAAAACTGCGGTACTCATTCCTGCTGCCATTTTAAAAATACTAGCCTTTGCAGCTACCATGTTGGCTATATCAAGTCCTGCGAGCGCCGGGCCTAACATGAGTGTGAATCCTACTAATGTTCCTATCATTCCTAATGCCATTAATAATTCGGATCCAAACCAACATCCGTGTATATATGGCATATTTTCCTTATACACATCGCTGCCGGGTGCGCTATTTGATAATCTGTATGTGATAACACCGACGAAGCATGTTAGTATCGTGTATATACCTATCGTTACGAAACTAATACCCGATAGATCTGCTATCCATAATGCTGCAAAAAGGCCTTTAAATTGAATTATGCCGGCTGAAACTAGCGACGATAGAAAAATGACGAGCCATCTTAACATTACATAATTTTTCATTTGTTTACTGCCTCTTTGAAAAGATTGTTATTCACATAGTGTATTATTTATCTAAAATAAGTAATTATGCCAATTCTTCTACAATGCCAAAAACCTCTGCTAGAATTAAAAAGATTCCTGCTATAATTGGCACACCAGTGATAAGGACAATACCCGCAAGAATGCGGATTCCACTCTTTACCATGCTAAGATGAAAATGTAATTTTGGATCTGGTTGTTTCATAATTATTCCTT